AGACGTGCCAGACCTTGTACCTTTTGAAGAGTTTTTAGAGCCCTTTCCACTTCCGCTTCTAGATGTTCCAGATACTTTAGAAGAAGTTGTTGATTCGTCATTTAACGATTTCCCTTCTTCTTTAGAGAACGACTTACCTTCCGAAGATGTTTTTGCCATAGACGAAATTCTAGATTTGTTTGAATTTCTTCCAGAGTTCTCATTAGAAACATTGCAAGAAACGTTCCAACAAATATCTGAAACCATAAATATTGCATTAGAATCCATTCCTGGAGGCGAGCAAGTACTTGCCGCCGCCGAGTTCGTAGGTGAACAAGTCACTGCTGTTGCAGAGTTTGCCACCAGTCTTGGTACCGAGTTTACACCTGAAGAAAGACAGCAAGCACAACAGGTGGTTCTTGGTGCTGTAATCGTAACACAACTATCAACTGCTAGGAGGATAAAGTGAAGAGAGTCTTAAGTTTTATTTGGAAACATCTTGATGCGTGGGCTGGTGAAGCCTTCACCCTTGTGGGTTTGGCTATAGCCTGGATTGTTTTACCTCCTGGCGACAGTCGTAATACTGTAGGTATTATTTGCATTGGTGCTTTTGGTGTTTGGACCTTGTTTAAGGTCACCCTGAACACCGAATCAGAGGACAAATAAGGGCAAAATTAGATAGTTTAAGGCAGGATAGGTAGCAATACCTATACCTGCCTCTTTTTCCATTTTAATTTCAATTGATATTGACCAATAGATGGAAGGTCATTGGTCATAACTATGACTTCGTGTCTAGTTTTATTAGCCCAAGTTGACCACGCTTTAGCCCAACTATCTGCACGTTTTTCTATAGGAAACTTGATAGCCCAGTTATCTCGCATAGCAATATTGCTGGATTTATTATCATAGATGTAATCATTACTCCACCACATCTGTCATCTCCTTTTTAATAATAGGATAATCCCTATCATAGTATGGGTGATGGCCACCTAGTCTGTTAATGATTGCATCAATGGCACGAGTGACACGCATACGCGCAGCCTTCTCATTAGGTAGATTCAACGCTTCAGATAAATCTTTAGAGTTACGGTTACAAATATTCCACACAATCAAAACATTTTTTTGTGTTGCTGGTAGTTTATCAAAAGCGTAAGAGATATCTGCTTGCATTGCAAACAAATTGTTACCTTCATTTGGTGCCCTTGGTGTTCTATCATAGTTAACATCGTGCATATTATCTGGTCTTGACCAGTCACCACTTATAATAGATGGCAGTAGTTCTTCAATCATTTCACGACGATAATAAAACACATCAGTAATCTCATACCCTGATGTCTTAGCCTTTTCGTACTGACAAAACTTTAACGCAGCATTATGTAGAGACTTAGCAAACAGTTTGTTTGCATACTTTTTATCTTCCATATAATACCATTCAATTATTTTGTTTGGATGTTCAGCAAACCATAACCAAAGTTCTTGAACAATATCGTCTTTAGCAATCATAGGATATTGTCTGTGCTTTGACTCTGCTATTTGTTTAACCATCGAACCGTATTCTTTTACATAATTTATTACCACTTGTATGCTTTACCTTCCACAACAAAAGAGTTACCATAAATTGGTACAGGCACAGGGGTTACTTTACCTTTGTCAATATATAGGATTCCAAACCCACTCTGCCAGTTTGCTGAGCCACCTTTAAGATAGGTTGCCTGTTTCAAGTCCATAATATTTCCAACTTCAAACCCATACAATGATGTTGTTTGTTTACCATTAAATGATGTGTTGTGATGGATTATTCCTTGCTTATGTGTGTGTCCACAAAGTACTGACATACCAATCTTTCTTGCCAATGACACTGCTGTACCACCAGCGTAACGGCTAGTTGAACCTTCATCGCCGTGTCCCATCACCCAACCAGGGGCAAAGTTCCACAATTTATTATGGTAATTAATACTAAGGTCACGATAACCTAATAGTTTTTCGTACTTCAAATCTCTTAATGTTGCTAATGCTGGTGCATCACGTTCAATGTAACGTTGTATCCTATCACCGTGATTACTTCTCATAAGATGAAAAGGTTTATCACCTACTGACTTACGAAACTTACCCATAATCGAAGTTGTTTCATCAAGGTCACGTTGCAGATTAGAATGTTCTGCTGCGTACCCTTTGGACCAGCGTGCTGGGGCTAAACAATCAGCCTCATCACCTACACAAAAAAGTTCATCTGGTTGATAGTCTTTAACGAATTTTATTACAGCATTTATTGCAGGTTTATTATGCAAAGGTATTTGCATATCCGATAAGACTACAATGCGTTTCATTCAACGCCTTCCCATTGTTTATCTAGCACCATCATTGCGATGATAGCATAGTTTGCTATGTCCATAAACGAATCACGTAAAGATTCGTTCTCTGGTGTTGCACCTGTTTCAACAAGGTTGTTGATGCGAGCAAGTTTGTCAAACATTCTTACACGCAACCCATTCAATGGGCCACCAGGTGAATCAGAAATATTTTTTGGACCGTAATCTTTTTGTTTTCTAATCAACAACTCTGCTAAACCATCTGTGTACACATAGGTTAATTCAGCAAATCTTAATTCGTTGTACACTACGCTGCTACCTTTCCTCTGAACCAATCTGAACCTTGCTTAGTGAATAGACTATTAACATCTTCACCTTCTGGTATTGCAATAGGTGTAACACCAGAAACTTTACGTGCGAGTTCTTTAGTGAACTCTTTACCTGCAGGGTCACCGTCAGCAAACACATAGATACGTTGGAAGTCAGCCAAGATTCTGTAATGATGTGACTTAATGTTCTTAACACCTGGCACACCTACTGCTGGGATACCAAGTTTAGTTAAAGTAATTGTGTCTACTTCACCTTCGCATACAGCAATCCAATCGGTTGCTTTGAACAATGCGTTAACGTTATACAGTCTTGTTTCAGAGCCAGGTAAACTTAAATACTTTGGTTCCTCGTGGTTGATTGCACGGAAACGTAAATCAACAACACCTGCTGGTGTTATGTAAGGGATAGCAAGGCGACCTTCATAAGCCTCGTGACCTACGAGTGGTTGGTGTACTACCCCCAGGCGGAAATACTCTGCGTCTTGCAGAGATAGTCCCCTGTTGATTAGATACCCTTCTGCCAAGTTTACTGCTTGTTGATAATGTGATGTCGCTTGTTCCAGTAATCTCTTCTGCTCTTGATTTTGCTTCACGAAAATTAATCCCTTCTTGTATCATTATTATTTTGTATAAGTCACCAGATACTTCGCAAGCAAAACAGTTAAAAGCATTTACATCATTGTTAACTGTTGCTGATGCGTGTCTATCTGGGTGAAATGGGCAGTTAATTTTTCTCCAACCACTCCCTGTTGGTACTTGTTTAGCACCATAATGTGACAGGAGTCTAGAGATTGGAGAGACCATTAGTATCCTGCTTTCTTCAATAACTCTATCAGAGTTTCAACTGGCATTGTTGCATACCAGTTGCCAACATTACCTGTGCCACGACGTTTATGTATCACAGCACCTGTGTTTGCTTTAGCGTTCTTGATTTCAACTTCTAACTCTTTGGTCCAGCCTGCCAAGTCGAACGTTTTGTGATTCTTGATTTCAAAACAAACCCCAGGTACGCCAGCAATGTCACCCCTATCGTTCTTATCCCCTGCCAACCTGCGTTCTGCATACTTCCACCCTTTTTCTTGTAGGTATTTAACAACATCTCGCTCAGCACCTGAGCCTTTACGCTTACTTGGAGTACTCATACTCACCTATATTCGATTCGTTGTTACAAGTGCAATACCAAACAGATGAACAAATATAACATTTGCCATCTTGATTTTTCATAAACTTAAAAGCAATCCTATAACTATTGTTGCAATGAAAAAGATTACACTTAACTTAAACAAGACAGGTTCAACCCAGTCTTGCCAAGGGTTAATGGTCTTAGTCATTGTCTTGATTCTCCCAATTCAAATAACATTTTTTACAAAGTAATATCCAGCCCTTGTAAACCATACCAGCGTGTCGTTTTTTACAGTTCATACAAGGACTGAATACAAATCCTTGGTCAGTATCTGTATCTATTATAACCCTTCTTTAGGGTCAGCCAAATACATATACTCTGGTGAGAAGGACAGGTATACTGCTTCAGTACCAGAAGCGTTTGCTTTACCATAACGATTCTTTACAGGTGCAACAGCCATAAAACCATTTTCTGTTTGTGACATCGTACAAATAAGAGCAGGTAGTTGTGAGACTTTACCTTGGATAGATGAACGAGGTGGGCAAGGCTTACCTTCAAATGCTTCACTTGTGTGATGCAGTAAAAGTATTGCAGCATTAGTATCTCGTGCAAGATATTTTATTTCTTTCATAACTGCACGCATACCTGACCATTCCTCACCACCACCATCAGTAATATCAATCAAGTTATCTAGCACTATCAAGTGTGGGTTCTCACCGTGCACTTCTTCAAACGCTAAAACTTCTTCATCAATATCATTAAGTGTTGGCGCAGCATCAAAAGCCCACTTGATATGGCTTGTCTTTGAGAGTTCTCTCTTAGCAAGTTCCATATCTTCTGTGATTATTCTTTCTGCTTCTTCTTGACTCTTACCTGTAATCATTGAGAACAGGCGCATACTCATTGTGTGTGCGCCTGTATCTGCTGAGATGTACAAAGTTGGAACTTTGGTTCTTAATGCAATGGCTAATGCAAGTGTTGACTTACCTGCACCAGGTGCACCAGCAAACATTGATACTTCGCTGCGTCTCAAAATAATTTTTGACACATCAAAAGTATTGAACACAGATGGTAATGGTTCCCCACCTGATTCTGTTTTACCAATTGTTCTAACTAATGTTCTCATCTAGTTCCTTAGATATTAACTGTCTTGCATTTTTCTGGTGAACCCATTGGTGCTGTACAAGCCCAGAAATCTTTGCCTGTACGTGGTCCTTGTTTTGCTGTGCGTCGAACCATTGGTCCGTGTGCACAAGCAGGTGCAGGTGCATAGCCAGCCATTGGTGGTGGCACTGGTGCAAATGGTACTGGTGTTGGATTCAATGCGCCCAATGCTTGAGCAATTGATTCATTAGTTTGACCTAAGAAGGCTTCCTCTAATGCACCAACAACGTTACCTATTTCACCTGCTACTGCGTCGTTAACGTTCTTAGAGAACGAAGTCCAATCATCACCACGTACAGTAACGATTGTTCCAAGTTTACTTTTAACGTTGGCAACATATGCTGATTCAGTTGACATTTATTTCTCCAATCGGAAGTGCTTGACTTCCATTCTTCCAATAACAATGTTCCTGATAAGAACACATTTTACAAGTGTCAAAGTTAGGAAGGTAGATATTGTTTTCT